GCTATAACATGTAGCTCATTAGCATCTGCTGCTTGAACTTTTAGTATCTCTTTTTCTTCCATAACTAATGGTTGGGTTAATAATTCTGTTGTTGCATTACCAGATATAGTCTTTGTTTTAAACAAACTAAATACATTAGCACTAGCGTCTGTTAAGGTTACCGTTATCGTGGTCCCTGATCCGGCGTCCTCTGATACCAGTATAGATTTTATAACAGCTGTATTTGCATCTGGAACAGTATACAAAGTTGTATTATCTGTAGTGGTTAAATCTGCTTTTTTATTTAAAAAACTATTTGCCATTAATTTAAAAAGAAGTTTTGCGCTTCTACCTCTTGTTTTAATTCTTCTTGAAACGTGGTATTTAATTTTTCAACAATAGCATCAAGATCTCTTACTTGTGCTTCAGCAGTAGAAAGATCATAGTCTCTACTAGGTCTTGTTAATACTTGTACTATCTTAGCCATTACTCTCCTCCACCTGGGTCAAACGGATCATCGTAAGTTGTTATATTTTGTCCACCTACTCTAGTTGTTCTTTCACCTCCAGAATACCTATCTCCTGTTTCTTCTCTATATGCTCTATCTATGTCTGCTATATCTTTTGCTCTTTGAGCTGTTTGTAACGCTTGTAACTCTCTAGCTTTTTCTGCTTCTAGTTGAGCTAATCTAGCTGTTAAAACATCTGACTCTTTTTTAGCTAAAGTTTTCTTTATTGTATCAATTCTTTTTTGATAAGCTCTTTGTAATCCGAATGTCGTAGGGTCACCTAATCTACCACCTGTTATCATATTTAAAAATCCACCTGAAACAGGATTATATCCTGCCATTAATCCTGATTGTAATGTTCCTGCGTTACTTAAATTATTTAACCCATAGTAATTTTTAATCGCAGTGGCTCTTGGATCCTGTTGAAATAAAGAACCTACGCCTCTTAATAGATTACCGGTGATACCACCACTAGTTATAAAATCTTTTATTTTTTGACCAAAACCTATTTTAGGTGTTTGACCTGGTGGGAGAACGTTTTGAAAAAATTGACTATACTGATCCATTATTTGTGCATCTGTGCTACCTGCTAGTTCTGGATTATTTATTCTTAATTTATTTACTAAATCTGAATCAATTCTTAAACCTGTGTCTTCGGGAGTTCTAGTATAAAGACCTTCAGAAAATAATTTATTATAAAAATCTCTATTTGGATCTGCAGTAGTTTCATCAATACCAAGAATTCCTATGTTTTTTGTATCAGGTAAATTAGGTGTTTCACCTAAAGGTGCAAATCCCTCATTAAATGTAGACATCATATAGTTATCAAAATTTCTTACCATTATCTTCTTCCATCTGGTTGTATATCTAATCTAAAAGTTCCAAGTTTCCAACTTTGATTAGTTGATGTGTTTGCTATTTTTAAAGCTATTGCTCTAGCTCTTGCACGGGTATCTACTTTACTAGTAGATGATGTAACTGTAAAGGGCCCTAATGAAGAACTTGATTGAGAGTCATTAGAAAAATTTCTTAAATTTAAGGTAACTTGAGTATTACCTGTTTGAGAGATAAAGTCTGGCACAAATCTTCTTATCTTCATAATAAACTCACCATCTCCTCTAATACTAGCAACACCCTGTTGCTGTTGTGTTATATCAAAATCTCCAGACTCAATGCTTGCAACTATCGCAGTTGTTGCTCCACCTTTAACTTGATCGGTTCCTGTTTCATGTTGATAGTATGTTGTTCTACCCTCTGTATTTCCTACAACATCAAACGATGTATCTGTAGCTGCATCATATTCTAAAGCATGTGGTGATCCAAAAACGGCTGAGTCTTGCCACATTGTTCTAGCTAAAGTCCCTACTGTCCATACAGGTCTTTGCGGAGTAGAGTCAAAGTAATTATACGTAACCATTCTATTGACAACAGAAGATGTTGAGGTTGGATAAAACCATATTACTTCACCAAACAAATTATTTAATCCAGCGGACACCATTTGATTACCAGATTCTAAATTAATATCATCAAACACATGGTCCTCTACTAAACAAGGTAATGATTCTAATTTACCAGCATATCTAAAGAAACCATTTTCTGACATCCAGTATGCGGAACCATCAACTTCTACACATGCGTTTTGTCCAGCTAATCCACAGTTAGTTCCAACTTGAGAAAAACCAAATGTAAATGGTGGACCAATAAAACGTTGTGTAAATAAAGCAGTATCTGTCCAAACATAGATTGCATCTCTACCTCTAATTGCTCCTCTAATCTGTGATCCGTCGGCCAGTCTTTGCGTACCAGCTGTATTAGTTGCGGTTGGTGTATAAGTGTTAATATCTTCTTGATCAGAGAATCTTATAAACATATCGTCTTGTGTTGTAGGAGTTCCAATTGTTGTTTCTGTTCCAAAAAACACTAAGTGTCTATCCGGTGTTGATACCAACATATGACGCGATGCTGTCGGTGCGCCAGTAATAATTGTGGCTCTACTAGATGTTGCATCTGACGCTGCAGAGTTCCATTCAAAAACAGCGCTATCGTGAATTAAACAAATGGCCTTATCACCAAAATTATCTAATGACCACATACCTGGTTCTAAAACCAAATCTCCTGATGCTGCCTCACCCCACGCTACAAAATTAGTAGAACTTGTAATTGTTGCACCACCACTATGTGCCACTTTTGTTGTTCCAGCCACTTCTCTAGTAACACCTGTAAGTTCTCCTGTAGATGCAATACCTGTGTAAGATATTTCTTCACTGTCTATAATTATAAAGTTTGTTCCTGTTGTTGGAAATTGTGAAAAATCTACTAATATGATACCAGTGGTTGCAGTGTCTGTAATACCATTTTGTAAAGTGGTTGTTGGTTCTCCTGCTACTTCTCCACCCCAAGATCCTAGTGACCAACCAAAACCTTTTGCTTGAACAGCTGGTCCTACAGGGTAATAATGTTGTACTCTAATACCACCAGATGTCGTTGCACCAGATCCCGACTCATTAGAGGGCATTGTAATAGTTAAAGTTGTGCTATTAGGCACAGTGGTTACCATAAATTTTTTATCATTAAAATCTGCAGCTGCAAAGTTAGAGTTGGTAATTGCAGAAAAATTATCTAATAATATGATATCTTGTGCAGATATACCGTGATCACCGCTAAAAGTTATTGTAACTTCAGCTGATCCATTAGTCGTACTAAAAGCACTTGTAAGCGTTGTTGTAGATTTGATTGGATGTATGTCGTAAAATACACCCCCTGAATATGCGTATAAAATTCTATTCGTGCCTATAATAGCATACTTTCTACCTAAAGTATTTACGAAATGATGAAGACCCCTACCGGCACCTGTTAAATTATCATCCCCTAATTGTTTCCAACCCCCTATTTTTTCAGGAGTTCCATAACGAAATCTAACATTGTCACAGTCTGTCCACTGACCTTCAGCGCCTGTAGCTGTAATTTGTTTGTTAATACCAGGAAGAAAACCTATTTTTTGTAGCATAATTACCTTGTTATTTTAGAAGCATTATCATAGATTACCAATTTATGAAAGAAATTGCAACAATACCGCTGTTTGCAACACCACTTACAGTGTACGAAATTGAACATATAAATCAAGAAAAAGTAGAAGAAATTTTAAAGGCAGTTAAATACAAAACCATAGATAAACTACCTAATCACAGCTGTATTAGTGAGAGTCTAAATATCTTAAATGAACACGAGGATTTAAAAGGTTTAAAAGTTAAGATAGAACAAGCCATAGATAATTTTTCACAAAAAATTATTGGTAATACACAAACAAAACTATCTCTAACAACTTCTTGGGCTACTAGAACAAAACCAGGAGAGGCTTCAGATGTACACAAACACTCTAACAATATGTTTTCTGCTGTCTACTATAACTATGAAACTAGTCCCATAAGATTTTATAGGTATAACAATGAAACCAATATGGAACTTCTGCCTAAAAAATATACTGTGTACAATTCTAATTATTGGGACATAACTCCTTTAGATAGATTTTTGGTGGTCTTTCCATCTTATTTAAGACACTGCATAATTCGTAATAAAAGTGGTAATACTAGATATTCTGTGGCTTGTAATTTTCACCCTAGTGGAGATTATGGAAGAGGAGATAGTAGTTTATTCGGGCTTACGTTTAAAAGTGTCTGGTAAACCAATAAACTCTCTACCATCAAATTGATTTTTTCCTGACCAATCTGAATCCATATCATTGTAATGTAAAAAAACTTGAGTGCATACATCTCCATCAAAGATCTCTCTCCAATGTTCTAAATCATACCCTTTATAAATAAGCATATCACCAGGATTTAAATCTACCTTTATACCGGAGTGGGCTTGCTCTTTTACTTTTGTGTTTGATTCTGTAACGTAAGTAACATTATCTTCACCAGTTGGATCAACATATATTGGCCACATGTCTCCACCCAAATTCATAGTTGTAGATATTTCACAACTAGGTCTATCTTTATGTCTAGCTAAAGCATTTCCTTTGTAATAAATTCTAGCGTAAGAATATGTAGGGACTAAATTTAAATTAGTTTCTTCTTGCATTTTTTTCTGCATATCTATCAAAAGAGTTTCCATAACTATATCTGCATAGTGTGCATAAGAGTTCGGAACTTGAGGATCATTAAACGTTCCCATAAAAGTTAAATAAGGAGAAACTGTTTTTTTCTCTAACATTCTTTTAAACACTTTAGCTTTTAATATAAAATACTTGTGACAAAATTCTGCTAACTCTGGTGAGATAGCACCTCTAATTATTTGATAACTTTTTTCTTTAAAACTCATATTAAAAATTAAACGCTATTGATATTCTTTCTCCATCTTGTTGTAAAGGTGACACCATATGTCTTAGGTAAGATCTGAATATAAGTAAACAATTTTCTTTCATATCTTTTACGTGGTAGGTTTCTGCATTTATATCACATATTTCTAAATTTTTTAATGGTAACATATCTGGTAAAGGGTTTTCAAAAGTTACTATTGGATAAGGTTTAGGTGTTTGCAAAACAAATATTGCACTAAAGTGACTACCTGCATGGTAGTGATATTCTTGGTAGTCCCCTTTTTTATATATGTTAAACCAAGAATTAACACACGTGTAGTTATAGTTTGATTTTAATTCTTTAGCATATATGTTTACTTTTTCTGTCACTACATCTATTAACTGTTTAAATTTAGGATTATTTTTTAATTCATAAGTTCCTAAAGTATTATAAGTATTGCAGTTCCAATTATCACCACCTGTTTTAATTTGATTTTGAATATGCTTACATTCTTTAATCATTTCTTTTAAATATTCTTCTGAAACTAAAGAGTGTGAAGAGAACAAAGTGTTTGTAAAAATTCTTTGGATATTATTCATATTAAAATATTTTACCTTTTTGCCATTCCCAAATAAAAGATGACATTTTTATTTTATTATATATTTCGTATTCCATATTTAAATACTTTAGTATTTCTTCTTTTTTAAAATACTGTTTTATATCGGGTCCTTTATTAAGATGAAATGATTTATTAAAATGCATTTCCAAGAACATTTTTAAATTAGACAAGTCTACATACCAATTTATACAAGAGTTTATTAAATACATACTTTGATAAGCAGTGTGACTAACATCACCTTTTTCTCTAGATATTTTTTCATGGTAAGTTGAAAAAAGTTTATCTAAAGAAATATCTGCCACATCTATATTTTGTCTTTTAATATCATAACAAAGACCTGCTATAAATCTTTCATATGGATCTCTAATAACAGTCCAACAAACTTTATTAAAATTTCTTTTTTCGGAATATTTTGGTTGTAGGTGTTCAATTGTTTTTAAAACACTTGTGCATGCATTTTTATGAATTAACAAATACTGAAAATCATTTGTTTCATAAAACTCTAGATTTTGAAAATACATTATAATCCAAACTCCACCCAACCAGTAATAATATATTTGTTTTGTTTAGGTGGCAGTCCTTTATGTGGATGTGTAAAATAAGCTGGCCACAAAATTAATTTTCCTTGCTCTGGTTTTATTTTTATATCTTGCTCTGGAAAATAAGTCTGCCCTTCTTCAACTGTGTTTAAATACAGTATAAAAGCTAATATACGATCGCTGTTTGCCTTGCTGGTATTTTCACAATGCAACAAATGATAACCTTCACTAGGTTTTGTTTTTTGTAGTTTTGTATCATATATTTTATGACTTTGTAATTTGTCCAACATTGAATATTTTAAAGCATATTGTGGATAACAATCTCTCCAAAATATTTCTAAAAAAGGCGTGTCATAATATTTTAAATTTATTGATTCATCTTCTACTGAATCTGTATTTCTTTTATGTCTTTTAATATCTTTGTAATACGTTTCTATGTGCTCTTCACAAAATGTTTTTGAATAAGCATTATTAAATATTCCAATATGGTCTACTATTTTCATTTAAAAAATATCTGTAATGTTAATCTTTCTTCAGGAACATTATAGTTTAATAAAGTAGTGCCGTGTTTAGTGTTGCCTTTATTAATTATAAGTTTATTAAATTCTGGTTTTTCAATATTTAATTTATCACCTTCTTTCCAAATATATAAACCACCCCAATCTATGTCCCAATATTTATTTAAATAAATAGTGCAGCCATACTCATAATTGCTATCGTTGTGCATGGGTATGTGACTTCCTTTTGTCCAAATATAAAAATGACCTACTATTTCTTTATCTTTAAATTTATTATTTAACTCTATAAATTTGGATTTAATATAATTTAAATTTTCTTTGTTTATTTCATAAGCTAAAACTAAAGAAGAACCCTTTACAATGTTCTCTCCCCAATTAATATTAGATTTCCATATAGGTTTGTATTCCTGAGATTCTTTTATAATGTTTTGTATAAAATTATTTATAAAAGTCTCGTCTAAAAAATTATTTTTTATAGTAATCATTTATATGGTTGACCTAAGTTCCAAATAACTAAAGAATATCTAGTTCCTTTTGTTACTGGTTTAACTCTATGTTTTACAAAACTAGGAAAAATAACCAAAGATCCTTGAGATTTTATTTCTGTGCAAGTTCTTATACTATGTTTTTTATCTGGTTCATCTGCACCAAAATCAAACTCTAACTCTCCCCCTTCATAATCTTCTGGTTTTGAAAGAACACATGTTACGGATAACTTTCTTATTTTTCCATAAAAATTTTTACTTTCTGGATCATTGTATGGTTCATCCCAAGAATCACAATGCCAACCATAATATTGATCTTGTTTATATTTTGTAAATTGACAAGCCTCTGACCAGTCCCATTGAAAATTCCAACCAGCATTTTTATTTGCTTGGTGAATGTATGGATGTATTTCATTATATATCCACTGATCATTTAACCAAACTATGTTAGAATCTCTCTTCTTTTTTAAATCTTGAAGTTCTGTTTCAGAAAGAATTTCTCCTTTATCTGATTTAGCTTGATAGCCTCCAGTTAATGCTGTTTCTTCCTGTTTTTCACTACCGTATTTAATTAGATCATTACAAAATGATTGAGGTAATACTGATTGAAAATACCAATAATAATATTTAAGATTCATTCTTTATCGGTATAGTATTATACTAAGATAAAATTAAATCAAGAAGACCACTCGTTTTGTTTCTTCCAATAAAACTGACCTTTTAAACCCCATACACCTGGACAAGCAAAACCTCCAGAAGGTTCTTTAATTAAAACTCTACCACTTCCGCCGTTACCACCGTCACCGCCGGGTGAAAAAGCTCCATCGCCTCCTCCACCAGCTCCGTAATTAGTTTGGCCAGCTCCGCCTTCTCCACCACCTTCGTTTGGTGCTCCGTGTCCACCTCCTCCTGGTGATCTAAAGTTAACTGGGTTGTTAGATCCGTATTGACCTCCGCCAACTCCTCCACCACAAAAAGTTAAACCAAATGTTGAATTAAAAATAGGTGAGGGTGCATTACCAAATGTGCTTGGTATAGCTGCTCCGTTACCGCCTGCTCCGTTAGGTGGGCCTGAACCGTTTCCTCCGGCTCCTCCGCCGCCACCTCTGTAAGGCCCTGGTGATCCACCATTGTTTCCTTGAGGTCCGCCACTAGCGTCTCCACCTCCAGATCCAGTTGGTGCACTTCTACTACCACCTCCTCCAAAACTAGCTGATAAAGGAGATGAGGCACCTAAAGTTGTTGACCCACCATCTTCTCCATGCGAGTTTGGTCTTGATCCAGATCCTCCAGCAGCGATCGTAATTGGAAAAGCTGATGCTGGTAAAGGGTGTGCTGGTGTAAAAGCTACTACTCCCGCTCCTCCGCCTTCTCCAGTTCCTCCGCGTCCTGCTCCGCCGCCACCAACTAAAGCTACATCACAATCAGCTGCTTTTCCATATGTTAATGAAAAAGAAGGATTTGAAGATGTAATATTATGTATTACTTCTGGTTGTGCTGAGGGCTCGTTAGCAACCCCTTTAACTCCACCATTAATTCCACTTGACATTATATTGTCTCCCAACTTTGAGTAGATGGACTCCACTCATAATTAATATTATTATCCCAAAAATCATAAGCTGTCCACTTTTGATTATTTTCGTCCCAAGATGTTACATAAAATACACCTTTTGTTGGTAATTCTGTTATTGAACTAGATGACCATGTGCTTAAACTAGAATCAAAGTCCCAAAAAGAACCATCGTGTTTAATACCAATCCAAATATCTCTATTTCTATCCCATCTAATATCGTATTTTTTTTCTTCAGAACCATCCATATAATGTAATACAGATGGAAAAGCTAAAGGGGCTTTCCAATAATATTGTGCGTTAGTGTTATCCCACTCGTGTGAAAGATCTGTGCCTTTAATCCAAGATGGATGAGGTTGTGGTAAAATCATTTCTACTGGAGGTATCCATTCATAATCATCGTTTAATGTCCATGAAGAAAACGGTTTTGCTGTTATAAAAACATCACCTGTTGAGTCATAAGTAAATTCTTTACCAGCATAATTTTTTCTAAAATTTTTATTGTAAGACGTTTGTTTCCAATAAACAGGTTCATCTACACTTTTAGGTGTAGAAGTTTTTACCCATTCCTCTGCTCCTGTAGATAAGTCTCCTCCATGAGCATTTACATCCTCATTAGAAAAAACTAACACTCTAACTACTTCGTTATTTGATTCTTTTATTTCTGCAAAATGAGCCATATTGTATTTATATTAAAAATTTGTAAAAAAGTCTATGGTTTTTTAAAAAACAATACCTGATTAACTCTATATTTATTAAAAAACATATCATTATTTAACATCATTCCATGAAAAATTAAACCATCAAACATAACACATCTATTATATTTTGCCTTAATAGTATGTATAATTTTCCATTTTTCTTTTGGTCTCCATGGATTTGAATGTTCTGATGTGTCTTTTATATTCTTAAAATCATCTCCAATATCTTCGTACAGATTAGTTGCGTCCGCCTCATCTTTATTAAAATATATTAAAGCTGTATAACCAAAATCTTTATGAGGATACCAATAATTATTTTCATAGTCATTAAAGTTTTTATCTATAAATTTAGTTACATTAGTTAAAAAATTATAGTCTTTATATTTAATTTCTTGTCTAACAATATCTTTTAAAAAATTACAAACTTTTTCCAAATCACTAAAATAATTAGCATGTCGTAAATCTTCAAAATGTATCATATTTAAACTATTTTTTTCTTTTATCTTGTGTGGGTGTGCGGGGTTTCTTTCGATAAAATTTAATATTTTATCTGGATGTTTATAAAAATTGTCTATTGTATATATAGTAGAATTTTTGAGATGTTGCTTTTTTACTTCTAATTTGTTATTAAGTTCAAACATACAGATATGAAATTTTTAATCTTTCCTAATTATGTTTATAAGTACAATATTAAGGTAAGTCAACAAGATCAAAATTTTTTAAGAATTATAGCTAAAAATTATAAACAAGAATACCATTACACAACATTTTACAAAGACAATATACTTTTGTTGCCTCAAATAAATGACTTAAAAAAAACATTAGAAAACATATTTGATAAATTAAATTTAAAAGTTTTACATGCTTGGGTTCAAGGTTATGGAGAAGATAATTTTCATGATTGTCACACACATGCTGAATGCATGTATTCTTGTGTTTTATATTTAGATTGTTCAGACAAATCTTCAAAAACTGTATTTTATCATCCTACTCATCCACATAGTGTGATGTATCATGTTAAAAAAACAAATATACAAATTAAACCTAAAATTGGAAAACTAGTTATATTTCCTAGTTATCTGCCACATGTTGTTTTACCTAATAAAGATAAAAAAAGATTAGTTTTATCTGCTAATCTTATTCAAAAGAGTTAGTTTCTTTATTCCAAACCTCTGAGGTAAAAGGCGTGTCGGGTCCTACTTCCTCTCCTTCAGGCGGTGTAAAAGTATATCTTTTCCATGTTTGTAAAGATTCGCTCCATTCTAAATCATCTGTTTCATTTGGTTTAGGGAATGGAGGAATCCATTCGTTATCAACTAAAGTCCAAGATGCAAAGGGTTGAGCTGGTATAAAAATACTATTTAAATAAAAACCATTTACTTGAGCTTCATCATTTGAATCTAAAATATAAGTTTCCTCTTGATTATCTATCCAAGTTTGGTCTGCTAATACAACATTAATAATTTTATTATTTTCATCTAATTGGGCGTATTTAGCCATTAAAATTCTTCTCCCCAAGTTCCTGCTTTTTTATTATCGTAAACATCATCTAAAGACCAGACACCAGATGCAATGTAAGCTGTTGCAAAGGGTTTAATAATTCCAATACCATTATTTCCGTTTCTTTCAGTCGCTTGAGATCCTTGGTTACCAATACCACCGCCACCAGCAATAGAACTAGGAGAAGGACCACCTTGTGCGTAGACTACAGGTGTTCCTGTAATATCACTAGTTAATCCAGTTCCTGAACTGAAACTAGACCCACCAGCTGCATTCTTTCCGCCTCCACCTCCAGCAGCTCCTGGTGCAGGTGTTCCTGAATTATTTCCTTGACCTGTCGTTCCACTTCCAACAGATCCACCAGAATCTCTTCCACCAGATCCACCAGACCCGCCAGGGTTTCCATTACCGCCTAAAGTCGCTGATCCGCCTCCACCACCAGTAACTGATGTAGGGCCAAAAGCTCCATTACCTCCAGCAGCACCATTTGAAGTACCACCAGCACCTATGGTTACTGTAAGAGCAGCACCTCGTGAAATTGGGTAAGCTGTGTTTTCAATAGTTCCTCCAGCACCACCACATCCTCCACGATGTCCACCTGTTGGTGCTCCTCCACCGGAACCACCACCAGCAACAATTAATACATGTGCCTCGGTCCATCCGCTAGATGGATGATTATAAGTTCCACTAGATGTAAATGAAGTAGTAGATTGTGCTGAACCTTTTCCTTGTGTAGGACTTATTATAGGTCCAATAATTCCGCCATTTGCCACAGCTAATTACCTCCCCTAACTTAATTCCTCGTAACTTATTGTGATAGTTAAGTCAGATGCTGCACCTGCACCCGCTTCTATATTATCTCCTTCTTCAAGGTAGATAGATGAATTTTTATCTATTACAACTAATGTTGCATCAGCAGGAACAGATATTGTGCTTGCGATCATTATCGGTGAACCACCTGATTTTGTAATTGCAACAGATGCGTCTGCTGCGTTAGTGCCGTCGATGTTTGCTATAATGATAGTGTTTATTTTAAATACTTTTCCTGAAGACGATGCGTTTGCAAGAATTTCAGTTGTTAAAGTTGTGCCTAAAGTTGCTTGAACAGATTTGGCTGTTATCGTTGCGACGTTTACTAAATTTGGTGCTGACATATTTTATATTCTCCTATCTTTATTTATCCAAAAACCAATGAAAAAGCAACCGCTAATCCAGCAGTAGCAATTTTATTCCCACTTACTTGCGCTTGTCCAGTTCCATTTGGAGCTATATTTATATCACCATTTGCTCCATCTGTAATGGTAATAGTTCCTGAATTTGTCCCAGAATTAGTATCCAATATTAAATTATGTGCTCCGCTAGATGTAAGAGTGGCATTTGCTGCCCCCGTACCTATTTTAGTTTCACCAGTTCCTTTTGGTATAAGAGCGATATCAATATTTGAATCATCACCTGTTGCAGATATGCTTGGTGCATTACCAGTAGCAGCGTTTGTAACATCAAACTGGTTTACTGCAGATGATGTAGTTTGAAAAATAATTTGTTCATTACTATTTTCATCAGCGATAAAATGTGCATCATCAATTAAGATATTGTGTGAATTAGTATCTAAATTTCCACCAAGTTGTGGTGTCGTATCCTCAACTATGTTTGAAATACCTAAAGCTATTGTATCAATGTCGGGGTTGGTTCCATCATTAGCAGTTGCAAATACAATAGCATCACCTTTATCAGTTGCTGAAAAAGTGAACGAGTCTCCTGAACCAGACGCATATTTAAATTGTACTGTGTGTGATCCTGAAGTTGAATTTCTTAAAAAATAAAATGTTTGAACATCAATTGGAATAGTTACAATTTGATTTCCTGAAATAGTTCCTGTGAACTCGATCATTCTGTGAGATAATTCTGCACCAGTTGATCCGTCAGAAACTGCTAATGCAGTTGTTTGAGCTCCACCCGCTATAGATTTAGCAATATATCCACCAGATATTTGTTCTATAATTTGTAAATTAGTATTAGTTTTTGTTCCCCATGTACCGGCATTTTCACCAGTTGCTTGAAGTTCAACACCTAAAGGTGTGTATGTTGATGCCATAAATTATCTCCTATGCAGCGTCACTATAACTTGTATTTGATCCAGTTGCAACATCCGAATATGTATCATTCGACCCTGTCGAAACATCACTATAAGATGTATTGTCTCCAGTGTCAACATCACCATAGGCAAATATATCAACAGTTCCAATACTTGTAGTTATTGATTGGCCAGTTAACCCAACTTGCATATCCACTGGGGATATTGACCCTACACTAGCACTAAATGATTGACCAGTTAATCCTAGTCCTTCTTCTATTGTTAGAGATCCAACACTAGTTGTAGCTGATTGACCAGTTGGTTGAGCAACAGCTCCACCTAATCCAATTATAGACCCTTGTTGAAACTCAATTTCTTGACCAGATAAAAATACTACATCATTTGGTATAGTTACTGTTCCTAAACTAGAATTAAAAGATTGACCAGAAAGTGATATTGTAACATCAACTTTAACCTCGGCGGTTCCTTGAGCTGAAGTAATTGATTGTCCAGATATTATCGCTGTGTTATTAGGCGCAACTGCTGTCCCTAAATTAGACGTGAATGATTGACCACTTATACCAAGGGTCATATCATTTGGTGTTATTACACCTACAGAAGAAGTTATTGATTGACCAGACAAACCAACAGTCATGTCATTTACTGTCAAAGATCCAACCGAAGAAGTTATTGATTGACCGGATAAACCAACCTGCATTTGAACAGGAGTTATTGAACCAACAGATGATGTTATTGATTGTCCTGTTAAACCTTGAGTTTGATCAGCGGGAGTTATTGACCCAACACTAGATGTTATTGATAAACCAGATGGTTGTGCAACAGCATCTTTTAATTCACCCCATTCGTCTTCACTCCAAGACTTTGCACCCCAACCTGTTTTTAAAGTTGTAGCCTCATTCCAATTAGCCTGGTCCCAGGTTAATCGGCCCCATCCTGAAGTCACCGACATGGTTGACCTCCTATGCTAATCTGATTATTGCGTTACTTGCGTCTGCTGTTGGAAATTCTATTTTAAAAGTTCCGTTACTCGCTGTCTTGTCACCACCAAATGCGATGATAGCAACAGCATCAGTTGTTCCTGAACCACCGTCAGTTGTTGTGTTGTAGATCATAGCACCGTTTGCAGTAAAAGATGCAGATGAATAAGTTACATCAGAAAAATCTGTAAATGCAGTCGTTGAAGATAATGATACACCAGAGTTTGTTAGAGTTGCA